GACTGGATCATCATCCGCGAGGCTGACAACGGCAAGGCTGCTGACCCGGTGCTGAAGACCTGGCGTGAGGACATCCGGCTGGCTACTGGTGTGAAGGTCACAGCCATCCGTGACACAGCCGACACCGACGAACTGGCCGCCTACATCACTGGCCCGTTGTATCCCGTGTGGCCTGTTGATCCTTACGCGCCGCAGCCGGTGGCAGAAGAACCTGAGCCTGAGAGCTGATGGCCGTCAAAGCCAAGACCGGCGCCACCCGGATTGATCACCAACCCGGGCCACCCAAGACCACCAGCATCGGCTACGGCCAAAACAGCCGGCCACAACGACGCGGCAAGAAACCTCGCCGCGGGCAGGGGCGCTAACCTAGGTGCATGATCGAGCTGATCGCTGCTGTTGCTGGGGCATCCATCAGCGTGGCTGCGATGGGCGCGATGGGCTTCAGCAAGCGCAACGATGAAGCGCGTGACGCCGTGATCAGGCTCACCGCCGCCGTCGAGCATATCGCCACTCAGCTCGAGGTGCTCCATGGCGACATCCGCGCGGATCGACAGGAGACCTTCAAGCGACTGAATGGCGTCGAGCAGCGCGTGGCTACCCTTGAGGCACGCCCAAACCGCTGATCATGGACGCGCAAACCGTCGCCGTCATCGCCATCATCCTCGCCGCTGGCAGCGAGGTCATCGCGCTGACCCCGCTCAAGTCGAATAGCTGGATCCAACTGCTGCTGCAGGCACTGCGTCTGATGTTCCCCAAGCGTGGCTAAAGCACCGATCAAACCAAGCGACCTGTTCCGTTACTGGAAAGGGCTGCCGCATCAGATGGCGGCGATCGTTGAATTGGAAGCTGAGCTATTAAAGATTGCGCCGGATCTGTTCAATAGAGATCAGGCGTGGTTTCAGACATGGAGCCAAGACGGCAAACAGGCTGACCTGGGCGCAGCGCTGCAGCTGATCCAGCAGTTTGAGGGCTGTCACCTTGAGGCCTACCCCGATCCGTTGAGCGGCGGCGACCCGTGGACCATCGGCTGGGGCACCACGCGCTACAGCGACGGCCGCAAGGTGCAAAAAGGTGACAAGATCAACCGGGTCGAGGCCGACATGCTGCTGCGCAGTGAGGTCGATCGCATTGCTGAGAAGCTGCGCGCGACCGTGCCGTTCTGGGTGGCGATGAGCGACCAGCAGAAGTGCGCGCTGATCTCGTTCGCCTACAACCTTGGCTCGGGCTTCTACGGCACCGCCGGGTTTGAGACCATTAGCAAGCGGCTGAAGGGCAAGGAGTGGCCGCAGGTGCCCGAAGCGCTGCTGCTCTACCGCAACCCTGGCACCAACGTCGAGGCCGGCCTAAAGCGCCGCAGAGAGGCCGAGGGTCGCCTGTGGGGCATGGCTGAGCAAGAGCGGCAACCGGCCAAGCTGACGCCCGCCAGCCCGTTCTCAGCGCGCATCACGCCCCACATACGGCTAGGCGAGTTTGCGCTCGATCAGGAAGCGCGCAGGTTCGATCACCAGCACCAGATCGACACGGCCGCCGAGCTGGCGGCGTTCCTTGAGCGGGTGCGGGGTGCGTTCGGTGGTAAGCCGATCGTGATCACATCTGGATTTAGGCCGCCAGCAGTCAACCGGCAGGTGGGTGGCGCATCAGGCAGCGAGCACCTCTACGACGCGCATGGTGTGGGTGCGGTTGACTTCTTCGTGCATGGCGCGGACATCTACGCGGTGCAGGACTGGTGCGATAAGAACTGGCCCTATAGCGTCGGCTACGGCGCTGCCAAGGGATTTACACATCTCGGCATCCGCAAGGGCCGGCCTAGGGTGCGCTGGGAGTATTGAACCGCGCGATCCGGCCCGGCGCTTCGGCTGGATCATCAAGCGGGATCATGCGGTAGTCGTCGATGCCGTGGCTCTCAGCGAAGTGTTGCGCCGCGATGTGGGTCGGGAATGGCCCGATGTGCCACGGGCCGGTGTGAAGGATGTAAGTCATAGGTGGGAGGTTAGGTCCGCCGGAGCGGCCCCGGTAGGGGTCAGCGCCCGAGGCACCGACTGGCGGGCTGCTCAGAAACCCAGCCGCCTTCCTCGCCGGGGTTCGGCAGCGCTGCGGTCGGCAGCTGGCGCACCCAGACCATGCCAGCCTGAGGATCGCGGTGACCTTCAATCACCTGCGCCCACATCACAGCGCCAGGGAACCAGTCGGCCATATGGGGCATGTCTACCCAGACCTTCTGGCCGATGTGAAGAGCCTCGCCAACTTGATCGAGAATCTGAAGCATGGCGTCCTCCGCCTGAACTGAACTAACAATACACCACCGGCAGCGCATAGTGCGCGATCAGGGCGGCCCGTTCACAATCTGTCACACACCGGGCGATCCAGTCGCGCCCGCTACCGTTGGGGCAAGCGGCGGCGATCCCATGCGGGCCTTCATCGTTGAAGTCTCCGCCACCGTCGTGGTCCGCTCCGACGCTGACCCCGAAGACCTGCCAGCTGATGTCTACAGCCGCATCGCTGAGCACATCCACGACGACGACGACATCCTGACCCTCGAGGTTCAGGCAATGCCCCTGCCGCCGAATCTCAGTGGACAAGGCGCACATTGACGGAACCCGTCTGATCACCCGTCGATCGGCGCGCGATCAGGTGCTGCTGGCATGGTCCTATCGCTGTGCATACTGCGGCGATGACCTGGGCCGATCGCCAACCCTCGACCATGTGGTGCCAAAGGTCCACGGCGGTCTCACGGTGCGCGCCAACCTGGTGGCCTGTTGTCTCAGCTGCAACAGCCGCAAGGGTCACAAGCCCTGGCTCGACTGGTACCGCCAGCAAGACTTCTACACCGAGCTGGGAGAGTGGGCCGTGGCCCGGTGGATCACGGGAGGATCCGACTCAGCAGCAGAATGACCAGCACGCAGATCACCCAATACATCACGGCCAGATAGGCAATCTCGGGCAGCGTCATCGGGCTAGCAGGTGGTCCAGATACATCTCAGCCTGCCACAGGTCGCTTGAGTAGCGGCACATACCGTGCGCGCAGCTGCGGTAATACAGCTCGCCGCCGCCTTCAGGTTGCAGCGTCTCGATCCATCCGCCGTCTCGATCAGTATGGCTCAGCACTTCCGGCGCGCTCATCGCGATGGATCCAGTCCTTCAGCTCGACCACATACTGCCGCAGGTACTCAGCTCGATGCAGGTGCCACGCGTCGCCTGTCGCGAACCACAGACTGTTGTGGCGGTCGATGCCGTCGAGGCACTGCTTAATCAGCGGGCACCACGGTTCACGCGTGGCCGTTATCCATTCGCGCGACATGGTTGGAACATCTCGCACCGGGGCGCATAGCGGCCGCCGCTTCGCTTCGATTCTGGCAGCCCCAGATCGCACCGCTGCCGGCGCATATCCCACTGCAGACAATCCCAACACATGCGCGGCGCATCAGCGGGCCGCATAGATGCCACTGCCATCTTGTAGACCGATTGCGCGCGGATCAACGCATCAGGCAGGTGGACCGTGCCGGTGTCGGCCTTGATCTGCAACTCAGGTCGCGGGCCGAGCACAACATGGGCCCACCAGTTGCGAGAGGAGCAGCTGCACACCAGCAGCAGGCGGCCGGCGTGCAAGCTGATCATTCGCGTTCGCCGTAACTCGGCGCGTGGTACAACCGCTCGAGCATCATGCTAGCCGGCTCGTCGTCGCTGGTCTCAGGCAAACACAGCAGGTCATCAATGATGGCGGTGGCGATCTCGTCATCAGGCCGCGCCGACCAGCTGATCAGCGTCGTGTCAACTGGTTTCAGGATTAGCAGGCTGACACGCGGGCTGTGATGCAGCAGCCTCAGCGCCCACCGCTCGAGCCAGTTCAGGTGTGTCTGCTTCATGACTCCATGGTGCCAAGGAGTCTGGCGACATACCACTGGGCCTTCCTTAACGATTCCGGATCTTTGTGCTGCTCGCGCCAGACGTACTTCATCACGTTGCCCTTGCAGAACCCCCGGAACTCCTCCGGTGTCAGCGCGGCGTGGATGGCGTCGATGCACTCGATCTCGCCGTGGCGGTAGTGGTCGGGTTGGTTGATCGGGTCAGACATGAAACGCGGCCTCGGCGATGATCGGGAACTGTTCGGTGAAGATCTCGCGGCAGGCATCAGCAACCAACCGGTGCTCCAGCTGCGTCTCCGGCGCACAGCGGATCTGCAGATAATGCAGCCAGCTGCGCAACGTGCCGTGCATGTAAAGCGTGGTTGGCGTACAGAGCGGCAGGATCCGGCGGGCAGTTTCCTTGGCTACGCCGTCTTGCAGCATGTCGTCATACAACTGATATGCGTCAACAAGCAGCACACACATCCGTCGCTCCATCTCGGCCCGGACATTGTCAGGCAAATCATCTATGCTGTTTTGACGGTTGGTCGCGTCCTGGCGCCTAAGCGCTGGAATCTCACCGATGCAGGTTTTGGCGTAGCGGGTGCTGAACTCCTGGAAGCTGAACGACCGGTGCCGCAGGATCTGAGCGGCGATGTCGCGCTCGGTGTCGATCTTGACGCACAGGCTGGCCATCTCGAATGGCGACCAGTGCGCGTGACGGATCAGGTACCGCAGCAGTTTGGGAGCCGTCGCAAGGTTGTCGGCGTTGGCCGGGTTGCTGACACGCGCCATCTTGACGATCAGCAGCTCAGCAGCCGGTGTGCAGTGGACCAGTTCGACGTTCACAGCCACTTCTCCCTCAGCAAGAACCGCCGGCAGACGGCGATGCACTGCTGCGCGTGCTTTTCAGCTAAGTGGCTCTCAGTGTGGTCGATCGCGATCACGCACGCAGCGAACAGATCGGCGTAGTCGGTGTCCCTGAAGTTGGTGGCGATGTCTTGGCAGAACTCCTGCCACAGGCCGGTGTAAGTGCCGCAGGTGCGGCCGCTGGCTTGATACAACGAATCGAGCATTTCGGCGCGTTGCTGGTCGAGTCGGACGCGGGTCAGCATGGTTCCAATGCTTGGCGGATTCTGAGCAGTTCAGCGCACACGGCACTGACATGCGGCACGCTACCGGCGCCGCGCAGCTCGTCGATCCTGGCGGTGATCAACAACTGCAACCGGCGGCGCTCCTCAAGCTGGCCGGCGTTGAACATGCCCGAGTCGCTGATCAGCGCTTCGAGCTTGGCGCGGATGTGGTCGG